GCAACTGCGTCCTTCGATTCATATTTATCCATTACTTCGTATCCTCTTTCGGCATTTCTGGTAGGTCTGGTTCTTCAGCCATGCCACCGTGATCCGGGTCCAGAACACCCTTGTTGTATTGTGGGTTAAGTAGCTCGTCAGCGATCTGGATGTCGATCTCCTCGATCTCTTCATCATCCTGACGTAGAATGTTCTTACGGATCCACTGATCCGAGAAGTAGATTCCACGATATGGGAAGACTGCTTCTAGAACACCTAGACGGTTGTTGATAACCTCTGTTTCTTTTAGCTCAGAGAAGTAGTTATCACGTGCGAACTTGAATGTGATACCATCCTTCATCACTAGCCAGTCATCATAGGTCGCAATGCCCTTAAGGATGATCTGCTTCTCTAGGATGTGAAGGAATAGGCGTGAGAACTTAGTACGCAGACGGTCGATGAACTTAGCGAACTTGATCTCGTCACGAGAGATCTGAGTAGCACGACCAAGGTCGAACATAGCCTCAGAGTCTAGACGAGTGACTGGAACGTTAAGTGAACGATATAGCTGCTTCTGGAAGTAAAGAACGTCGTCCATTTCGCCAAGGTTCTGGCCGCCTGGAAGGGTCGTTACTTCAGTACCACGTCCACCTTCACGACGAGGTAGCCAGAAGTCTTCTAGCATCGTCATGTACTTACGGTCGTCACGGATCTCACCAGAGCCAGCATCATAGACCAGACGATTCTTATGCTTCGTCATGATGTCTTTTAGATACTGCTCACCCTTCATCTTAGGAAGGTTACCGATATCCACATACCAGATACGACGTTCTGGAGCACGTGAAAGACGATAGATGATAGCCGCGTTCTCTAGAGTACGTAGCTGGTTGCACTCACGGATACACTTCTGCATGTGAGACAGAACCATCGTACCATTAGCATCAGTTAGACCCGAGCTTACAAGAACGATAGAGTCACGAGCGATCTTAAGTCCACCTTGAGTAGCTAGTGCAGCAACTCCTGGCTGTTGACTCTTAGTCGAGAAACCCTGCTCATTGTAGACGTAGTACTCACTCACGGTTTTGGTTACAACAGCATTTGCTGGCATACCTGGACGTGAATTGATCGGAGTCTTCTGAACTTCACGAACTTTACGGATCTTACGAGGATCCAGATAGCGAAGCTCTTTAATGCCTAGCTTTGGATCTTCTACGATTACGTGATAGTAGAGACGGCCATCGATATACCAACGACGGAATACATCGTATGGATTGTGCTTGAACTCGAGGAGTCGGAGGACTGCCTTGAACTCTTCTGCGAGGGCTTTCTTTACTTTGTCGCTTGCTGCAACATCATCTAGAACGATGTCGACCACGTCTTGGTCGTCGTCTAGGGTAATAGCTTCATTGACGATCTCGTCGACAGCAGAATCTACTTCTGGCTGCTGAGCTACTTCGCGATACTTGCTGATCAGATCAGCTTCATTACGGACAGTGCCATCGAGATCGATAACAGTACCATAAGACCCACCAGTCGCAGTGGATGTAACTTGGACGGCACCGTCGTCTGTAGTTTGGGGTGCGAATGATACAGACTCGTTATCGAGCTGCGTCTTCCTCTTAAATTCGAAGCCAAATAGCTGCATTATAGTTCCCAGAGCAATAAGAGGGGCTTTTGGCCCCTCTCATCTAATCATAAAAGTGACCTTCGGATCTATTTATTAGAGTCCGAAGATGCTACCTGTAGACTCTAGATCCCACCAATCGAATGCGAAGGTGCAATCGAAGGTTTCGATCTGGTTCTTATTATCCCAGCTTAGCTCGATAGGACCAACTGTGGTTGGGAAGATACCGACCATCTCGTACTTACGTAGGATGTCGCCTTCCTTACCGAACTGAGTGATGACTGCAGTCTTCTTGTAGTCACGATCAGTACGTAGGTTCTCTACCATTGAGTTCTGGTACGTTGACCAGCGCTCAAGCATATCACGAACTGCGAAGTCTTCATCATTCATGATGTTGACATTCCAGTCAGGGAAAGTACGGTCGCCTGATACCTTGATATCACGACCGAAGTATCCAACAGGAATCGACTCAACGATAGCTGGTGGAAGCTGGGTAGCACGGCACATGAACTTGAACTTTTCAACAGCGACGCCCGTAGCAGTTCCGGCAGGTGGATTGTTAATCTCCACCTGGAAGAGCGTAGGACGAGCACCATGGAAAGTTAGACCACGTGACTTAAAGTCTTGGACATTAAATGCCATTGGTTTTCTCCTCTATACTACTTATTAGAACTGGCCAACGATCTCGCTGAACTGTACACCACTGCGGACAGCGACGAAGTTTAGCTGGATGCTGTTGATTGCCCTGTTTGGCTTGATGTAGATATCACCAACGAAGCTCTGTGAGTCGATGACCTCAGAGGTATTGTTAGTAGCATCGCAAACCACTAGGAAGTCCGTTACACCACGACGGCCCTGGATATCACGAAGATATGGAACGATCTTGCTACGGAACTGAGCACGAGTGAAGTCATCATTGAACTCGAATAGTAGGGTCTTGCTGTAAGAAGCAATTGCCTTCTCGAGGGTGATGAATAGACGACGTACGTTGATACGGCTGAAAGGTGACGCCTTTGAGAGCATCGTCTTATCGCCAAACAGGATCGTGCCTGCGCCTGGCTGTACAATAACAGGGTTGACCGAGTTCCTGTAAAGAACGTCACGCTGAGCCTTGTTAGGGTTGTACGCTAGCTTTACAGCATTCTTGATCTGACCACGGTTTTGACCAGCTGGTGACCACCATGAATCGTTAGTCTGATCGGTACGTACACAGAGACCTGCAACATCACCGTTCAGTGGGATCCAACGATAAACATCGTTGTACTTATCGTACATGTACTTGTAGCCTGAGTCCATGAAAGCGTATGAGCTATCACGAATCTGAGCAGCGAAGCCAATGACAGATTCTACTTCACGACCAACATTGTTAACTACAGCCTCCTTTGGTGGAGAGATGAAGCTTACGCAATCCTTACGGACCTCTGTAATGTTATCGATGATGTAGTTAGCAAGGGTAGCACCATCGGTGTTACGAGCCTTACCAGTCATTACTAGACTTACGTCTACGTCGTCAGCGTTCTTGAATACGTCATAACCCTGAGCAAGCTTTGCTAGAGCAATAGCGTCTTCACCGTCACCGTCAGTACCACCGACCATACGAATGCTTAGTGGAGCATCAGTGGTTGGCATAGTAACAGTAGCTGAGTTAGCAGCACCCGCACCAGTACGCTCAGTAGCAACCCAGACATATGCTGACTTGGTGTTAAGAACGTCACGGAAGTAGTTCGTTGCGTTATCTGCAGTCTTAGAGTCGGTTAGACGTGACATTCCGAAGAAGGTCTCTAGGATCGTGCCTGGTGCGCCAGTGAACTTACCTGCATCGTCGACAACAACAGCGTGTACTTCATCTACTGCAGCGGTGTTACCGAAAGCAGAATTGTATGATGAAACACCTGGGGCACCGTCTACAAGGTTGTAGAACTCCCAGAAGCGACTGAGTGTGTCAGTCTGCCAGTTGGTGTATAGACGATATGGCGTTGCAAAGTTCAGAGTGAACGATGCGATGGTTGAGTTAGAAGTAACTGCACCAATTGATGCGATCTTTAGATACTGAAGACCAACAGTGCTGTTACCAACACGGATGTTATCACCAACCTGAAGAGCACCACGGATGTTGAAGGCCTGAGTGTTAGCGGTTAGCTGAGTACCTGAACCTGCAAAGCCGATTGATACAGTAGCTACGCTGCTGCCGACATTGACTGAGAAGTTTGAAGATACTGCAATATCAGCATTTGCAACAAGCGATAGTGGCTTAGAATAAGCATTTACGCTGTCGCAAACAGATACACGTAGTGAGTTGCCGAGATCACCAGGATACCTAGCGACATAAGCCACGTTAGCACTGAAGGTGACGCCCGCGTATGCGTCTGAGTTGTTAACAGTCTGAGTGTTAGCAGCAGGAGCAACTGAACCTGGGAAGACAGCCATAGCTGAAGTACCACCGCTTACACGGACGACATGAAGTGCGTCAGCATAAGATAGGAAGCTCGATGCGACAAACCAAGTTTCAGCATTTAGATTGCTTGGCTTACCGGTCTTTGCGGCTAGTTCTGGCTCAGACGTAACAAGAAATCGCTGTCCAACTGGACCCCAACGGAAGACACCAGCAATTGCTGCCTCGGTTGAAGAAACTGCTGGAACTCCGGTAGCCAGATCAATTTCAGAGATATTAACGCCTGGACTTACTTGAAACATTGGATTCTCCTTTCGTCCAAAATTCGATATTTTCTATTATTTATCGATTACGGTACCTTACCAAGCACCCATCCAGTTCCATCCAGCCGGCGCTTGTTCCTCGCCCGGGTCGTCTTGGCCATCGATAAGGAAGCCAAACGGCGTGAGATCTTCTTCTAGCTCTTGATCAGTCTTCTCACGAAGACGAATTAAGGTATTGATATCTGTCAGTTCTTTAAAGAACGTCTGGTTAGTCATCCAAGCGAAGAACACAAGTCCCATGACAAGATCATCATGCTTACCTGGTTCGGCTTGGTATCCATTGCCTTTACGGGAGAAGGTTGATAATTCATGGATAGTTTCAAAATCGTGGACCACTAATTGCTGTTGCTCAATCAATAGCTTAAGCATCGCACAGCCCGCAGCTTTTAATGGATTAGTGGTTCTAATGCCCATGTCTATGCCTTTTCCACCAAAACCACCACAGATTCTCTTTCCTGCTCTGCCGGCGTTCTCAGTGAATAGCACACCCTCATATTCATACTCATCGTACAGAATACGAGATACTTCCTCACCAATATCGTTTAGCTCGACCAGCACGACAGAGTTATTATACGTCTGCAGAATTGGTAGGAGCATCTTCGCATAATCTGATGGAGAGACAAGATTATTTCTGAAAGTGACGACCTGTTGGTATGGCATCTTAGTTACATCGATGATACTAAATGCCGAGTAGTCGAGACCTTTACCACGAGATACGTCAACAAGAGTGACATAAACATGACTCTCGATTGGCTCAGCGTACTTGTTCAAGCCTTGTGACGTGTAGATCGGAATAGCATGGACGAGATTCTTTAGCGCCTGACCATTAATGAGAGTGTTAGAACTACCGAGGAACTCAACGTTGTACTCCTGGTTGAACTTCTCTTCATCGTTACCCATACCCTCGATGACAGCTTTACGCCATGCTTCATCTCGGCCTGGGACCTGAGTCCAGATGACCTTGATCGGGTTGTAGCTATTACGACCAGTGTTAGCTTCAGCCCACAGCTTGTGGAAGTGGTTGAGTCCATTAGGCGTAGAAACTAGAACGACCTTTGTCGTCTTACCAGATGAAATGGTTGGGAAGACTGATGTAAAGAACTCATCCCAGTTCTCGATGAACGCAGCCTCATCGATGAATAGTAGGTTGATGGTGTAACCACGAATGTTATCGCTCGAGGTCGAACCGGCAAGAACACGTGAACCGTTCTCTAGTAGGATGGTTCCCTTGTTCTTCTCGACGATACCCTGTTGAAGCCACTTCGGAAGATACTGATACGCGAGCTGAACCTTATTCAGGATCTCTCGAGCGGTATCACCCTTGTTGGCTAGTAGAGCTACTGTCTTCTCAGGAGTAAACAGAACATACCACAGGATGAACGCACAAGTAGTAGTCGACTTACCAGCCTGACGAGCAGTAGTAATGATCGACATACGATTCTCGACCATCGAGCGGACCATGTCCTTCTGATAGTCGTAGAGCTTGAAGTTGACTAGACCATCATCGACGTTGACGATCTTCATGTAGGTTTCGATGAAGTAGATCGGATCTTGTGAACACTTGAGGTATTCACTCATACGCTCCGGAGTCCAGTCTACTGATTCTCCTTCGCGCTTTAGGTTAGGGTTGCCGAGATAACCCTTACTGATCTCGATGTCTTCGACTAGATTATCCGCTTTGCTCATCGTTCTTCTTATTCATATCGATCAGCATCCTCTGCAGTTCGGCTGTTGATCCTACAAATAGATTGTTCTGTACGGAGCCTGGAACTCGTGGTGTAGTTGTCTTCTGATCTTTTGGTTGCAGTTCTTGCTTCTTCTTATGAAGAGCGACAAAGTCATTGTTAAGATCTGCACTCGTCTTCAGAAGGTTTGCAACAACCTCAAATGCACGTGGATGCTGAGACTGCTTAGCGATTACTAGTAGTTCAGCAATAGCCTCATCACTCTGAGCGATAAGATTGATCATGTTATCACGAGCAAACGCGATATCCTTATCGATCTCTTCGTTCTTAGTCTCCACGATCTCTTGATCTGGAGTGTACGGTGTAACAGCGTTCTGATCTTCGCCGCTAGTCGCTAGGTTCAT